ACGAAATCGACCTGGCTTCCAATAAGATCCTCTGCCTTCAGTCCATTCTAGAAGGTAAGGGTGTCTTCCTTAAGAAGATTGGTAAGTGGATTGCTCCAGCAAACGGTTTCAACGTATTCGCAACCGCAAATACTAAAGGCAAAGGTTCCGACGACGGCCGATTCATTGGAACTAACGTGCTCAACGAAGCCTTCCTAGAACGTTTCCCTGTAACCTTCGAACAAGAGTATCCGACTCCCGCAATTGAACAAAAGATTCTTGAGGGTATTTCCTTGGACTTGGGAGTTGAGAATCGGGACTTCTGTAAGCGTCTCTGTGATTGGGCAGACATTATCCGCAAGACCTTTTATGATGGTGGTGTGGAAGAAATTATTTCTACCCGTCGTTTGGTTCATATCATTCGTGCTTACAGTATCTTTAGTGACAAAGCAAAAGCAATTCAAGTTTGTTTGAATCGCTTTGATGATGAAACCAAACAATCCTTTATGGAACTGTATGACAAGGTTGACGCTGACGTAAATTTTGGAGACGACGATGGATCTGTGGAAAAACTGGAAGAAGGTACTGTGGGAAACCTTCCCTGACCTTGAGAACATCTGTGACTGGGCAGACTGGGAGGGCAAAGGCACCTCCCTCCGTGCCAAGGTCTACAATAATGAGTACATCGCCAAGTCACGGGAGGTCGATATTTGGAACGAGAAATCCTCCATATACAACAACATCATCTATCCAAAAACGGGTGAGAATCTACCCTGTTTCGGAATGGATCTGATGGGGTTCTTTGAGAAGAAGGTTATTATCGTATTCGACTTCCAACATCCCGTAGAGAACTATCTGTTCTCTCATCCCGATCTTCCCAAGGCAGATGGTACATTCAGGTTCTTTGAACCAGGAAATCATTTCTCGGAAAACATCTACGTTGCTAAATGTACGATGTCTGAGGTTGATGATCACCTTGACATGTTCAGGAAATACTTGACTGCCTACAAGGAAATGTTAGAATGTAAGAAACCTAGTGGGCTTGAAATGTCCTCAACTTATTCTGACTTTGACAAGTACATGAGGAAACTAGATCCAGTTAGTGGATACCTTGCCAATCAATTTGGTGAGGAAAAGGCCGAATCACTTGTAAACGATTTCCTTTTCTCCTATGGTTAACTCTTGGTCTTTACTTTATGATGAACTTTACATGAAAGACGAAACCAAACACTCAAAATACTGGTACGATTATGATCGTAATGATCCTAATCGCTCCAGTCCTTTCGTAGATGGACACGGTGATGTTCATTATCCAGCCGACCATCCTAGTCAAGAATTTTGGCACGAGGATGGTTTTAGTATGACTGGGAACCCCGCTGCTCCTTCCCCCGATACCATTAATCTTTCTGGTGTCTACAATTACATTAATGATTTTCATATGGATTTAATTCCCGACGACGTAAACAAAATTGATTTGAATCTTGAAGCCACTTCCAAGAATGGATTTTGGAAGTACAATGAAGATAGGATCATGAAAGAGGTTCGTGATTATCTTTCTTCGACGTATCGTTCTCACTATACTTCTAAAGAATCTCAAACCCAAACTCTTGATCTGATTGAGAGTATTGGTGATGCAGAGGCATTCTGTCGATCCAATGCAATCAAATATCTGTCACGATTTGGTAAAAAGGGTGGTAAGTCCAAACTTGACATTACCAAAGCCATCCACTATTGTATTCTCCTCTGGCATTTCTCAGGGCTTGATAATGAAACTAAGGACTCCTATGAAACTTTCTGATCGTACTATTAATCTGCTGCGTAACTTCTCTACGATCAACCAGTCTATTCTTTTCAAGAAGGGTACTAAACTCCGTACCATTTCTGTGATGAAGAATATCCTTGCAGAGGCAAACATTGACGAGGACTTTCCTCAGGACTTTGCAATCTATGATCTCCCCCAGTTCTTGAATCAAGTCAACTTGTTTAGAGAACCCGAGTTCCACTTTACTTCTTCTTCATATGTGAAGGTTAAAGAAGATGGTGACGAGGCAATTGCATTCTTTGCTGATCCTAGTGTAATCGTAACTCCTCCTGACAAGTCTATTTCACTTCCTTCGGTTGATGTTGAGTTCACTCTCAAGACTTCTCAGTTCGATAAACTGCGTAAGGCTGCTGCAGTCTCGCATCTTGATGATTGGTCTGTGATTGGTAAGGATGGTAAGATCCTCCTTCAGGTCCATGATCGTAAGAATGACACCTCTAACGGGTTCTCTACGGTCGTAGGCAAGACGGACAAGACCTTCTCCATGCACTTCAAGGTGGAGAATATCAAGATCATTCCTGGGACCTATGAGGTCAAGATCTCTCGCAAACTCCTCTCCGAGTTCAAATCTACTGAGTATGATCTGACCTACTACATTGCCCTTGAACCAGACCTGACCTGGGAAGACTGATGAACAAGTGGGATCTTATCTTTCAAAACTTATCCG